CTGAGAACTATGGGGATGTGCTGCAGCAGCTGCAGTCCGCCGGCCTGCTGGTCACCGAACTGGACACCAGCGGCCGCATGGTCCGCTGCCGCGTCGAGGGCTCGCGCGAGCGCCGTGGCTGGTACGCGCTCCACGAACTGAACACCTCGGCAGGCGAAGTGTTGGTCGTCGGCACGTATGGCGTCTGGCACGGCAACGAGAACGGTGCAACGAAGGTCGATTTGCGCAAGCGGGACAAGACCTTCTCCGATGAACAGCGCGAAGCGCTGCGCAATCGGCTGGCTGAGGATCGTCGCCGGGCGGAGTCTGCCCGGCAGAGCCAAGCGAAGCGGGCTGCCGCCCGGGCATCGGCGGCGTGGGCGAAGGCCAATGCCGTTGGCGAAGCCGACTATCTGGTCAGCAAGAGCGTGCAGGGCTTCGGCCTGCGCTATGGCACCACCGGCGCGGCACTTGTGCCGCTGCTGGACGTCAACGGCCAGGTGCACGGCCTGCAGGTGTTGCGAAGTGCCAAGCTGGCTGCCGCGGGACGTAAGCCCGCGAAGGAGTACTGGCCGGCCGGTATGGTCAAGAAGGGCCACTTCCACCTGATCGGCGGAAGCCCGCAGTGGATCCTGCTGGTGGCCGAGGGCTATGCGACTGCAGCCACACTGCACATGGCGACGGGCTACCCGGTGGCCGTGGCGTTCGACGCCGGCAACATGCTGGCCGTCGCGTCGGCGCTGGCGAAGCGCTATCGCGGCATCAAGATGCTGCTGTGCGCCGACGACGACTTGTTGCAGAAGTGCCGGCACTGCAAGAGCCGCCTGGTGCTGGCCGACCATCCGCAGTTCTGCCCATCGTGCGCGCAGCCGCATGGCGCGTCGAATGCCGGCCTGCTGGGAGCCGAGGCCGCAGCGCTGGACGTGGGCGGAGCAGTGCTGCACCCGGTCTTTGCCGATGAGTCGGGCAGGCGTGAGCGTTTCATCGACAGCGGTCGCAAGATCAGCGATTTCAACGATCTCCACACCCAAGAGGGCCTGCATGTCGTGCGGGCGCAGGTCGAAGGCCGTCTCACGGAGCTTTCATGGCGGGTACCTGCAGAAAAACGCGCGCCTTCCATCACCAACGACGGGGGCGAGGGGAATGATCGCTTGGCCCCCATCCATTCGCTGACCGAGCTGCTCGAGCGCTTCGCGCTGGTCTATGGGCAGGGCGGCACGGTGTTCGATCACAAGGAACACATGCTGGTGGCGCTGGGTGACATGCGCGATGCCTGCGTGCGCAAGGAACTGCACCGGGCATGGATGGAGCACTCGGATCGGTCCATCGTGCGGGTGCGGGAAGTCGACTTTGACCCGTCGTGCGAGAAGCCCGGGGTGACGTGCAACCTGTTTGCCGGTTGGCCGACCGTGCCGCAGGAAGGCAACTGCGACCGGCTGCTGCAGCTGCTCTGGCACATGTGCGGTAACGAGGCCAACCAGAAAGCGCTGTACGACTGGGTGGTCAAGTGGCTGGCCTACCCGCTGCAGCACCCCGGCGCCAAGATGAAGTCGACCATCGTCATCCATGGTCCGCAGGGCACCGGCAAGAACATGTTCTTCGATGAGTACATGAAGCTCTACGGAGAGTACGGCCGGGTGCTTGACCAAGCGGCGCTGGAAGATAAGTTCAACGACTGGGCGAGCCGCAAGCTGTTCCTGCTGGCCGACGAGGTGGTTGCACGCACCGAGGTGTACCACCTGAAGAACAAGCTCAAGGCGCTGATCACGGGCGATCGCATCCGCATCAACCCGAAGAACATCCAGGCCTACGAGGAAGACAACCACGCCAACCTGGTGTTCCTCTCGAATGAGGCGATGCCGGTCGTGCTGGAAGAGGACGACCGCCGTCACGCGGTGATCTGGACCCCGGAGAAGCTGAGCCTGGAGTTCTACACCGAGGTGCTGGCCGACATCCGCAACGGCGCGACAGCAGCGCTGCACCACTACCTTCTGCAGGTGGACCTGACCGGGTTCACCAATGGCACGCATCCGCCGATGACCCATGCGAAGGAAGAGCTGATTGGCCTGAGCCAGGACAGCCCACAGCGCTTCCTGGACGAACTCTACGGCGATGACATCCCTGGGCTGAAACCCATGCCGGCGCTGTCGAAGGAGTGGTACGAGGTCTACAAGGCCTGGTGCGCTCGCGAGGGACTGCCGCGTCCGGCGCCGTCACCGAAGTTCATCAACGCGCTGGTACGCAAGCGGCAGATCACCCATCCCGACCGGGCACGCAAGCGGTATCAGATCGAGCAGACCGTGAACGGGCCTCATGGGTTCCTGATGCTCGGCGATTGCTCGGTTCCTGACGGGAAGACAGAGGCGGCATGGCTGGGCGACCAGGTCGTGTCATTCCGGCGCATGTACTCCGACTACAAGGGGCGTGCGTGATCACTACGGCCATCAATGTGCGGTGTGTGCGGGATGTGCGGGCAGATGTGCGGGCATTGAATTGCCTTGAATCGCTTGCGGCAGTAGGCGTGTGCGGGACGTGCGGGTATCGGCCTACATGGGCGGGCGCGGGTGCGGACACATATCCCGCTTCCACACCGCAATGCGCCTCGCGTGCGTATGTAGGTGGCCGCACATCCCGCACACCCCGCACACGCCTTGTGCCGCAGCGATCTGGCGGCTATCGCATCCCGCACACGCCGCCGCACAGCCCGCACATGCTCGCGCGCGCGCGTTTTTCCGCTTTAACGATCTTCGAAGGAAATGGAGTAGGGGGAATCAATGGCTGAGGAAGACGTGACGATCACTGGCAAAGAGCTGGCCTCGCTGATCGGCTGCAAGCCGTCCTACGTGGTAGAGCTGAGGAAGAAGGGCAGGGTGGTCGTGGGTGAGGGCGGCAAGGGATTCCTGAAGGCCGCCTCCCTGGAGCTCTACGCTCGCACCGCAGACCCGGTCTATGCCGGTGTCGCCCAGCGCCATGCGGATGAACGTGGCAGCTCGTTGGTGGGGAGCGGGGAGCGTGCCGGTGCCGTCGAAGCGGACATCGATGATGATGAGGAGGACGGCAACGACGACGATGCCAGGCCTGTACGGCCAGGCCGCCCCCAGACGCCGGATTCCGCGCGCAAGGCCAAGGCGCTGGCCGACAAGGCCGAGACCGACGCGCACATGGCGCACATCGCGCTGCAGAAGGAGCTGGGGCTGCTGTTGCCGCGTGCGGACGTGGAAGCCTTCCTCGCCGAGCACGCAACGACCTTCCGGGGGGTGATGGAGCGCTTGGCCGACACGCTGGCGCCGCAGCTGGCTGCAACGCTGGATGAGGCAGGGTGCCGGCGGCTGGTGTGGGATGAAGTAAGCCACGCACTGGAGGAACTGAGCCAGGGTTTCCGCACCCTGGCGGCCAAGGCAGCGGAGGCTGCGGAATGATGGAGGCACAGAGCTGCCTGGCGTCGGTACTGGCGCGCTCGCTGCAGCCGCGGCGGCCCATGAGCGTGTCGCAGTGGTGCGATGAACACATGCGCCTCTCCACCAAGAGTGGCAGCAAGCCCGGGCGCTGGGTGACGGACCGCAACCCGCCACTGCGTGAGCCGATGGACAACATGTCCGCCCGTAGCCCGGTGCACGACCAAGTCTGCATGTTCCCGATCCAGTTCGGCAAAAGCCAGCTGGCGACCAATGCCATGGCCTACTGGATGGACTATGCGCCGGGCCCGATCATGTATGCGCTGCCGGGTGAGGTGTCCATGAACAAGTGGATCGCCCAGAAGCTGAACCCGATGATCGAGGTCTGCGCAGCAGTTAAGAAAGCGCTGACCAGCACCGCCAGCCGCGACAGCGCGAACCAGCGCACGTTCAAGGACTTCGCTGGCGGGCAGCTGTTCGTGGAGCACATGGGTAGCCCGCAGCGCCTGAAGTCCTCGACGGTGAAGTACCTGCAGGTGGATGAGATCGATGAGGCGCCACAGCAGCTCTCCACCGGCGACGACCCGGTGAAGATGCTGGACGGCCGCACGTCGTCCTTCCCGACCACCTACAAGCGCCAGTACATCAGCACGCCTGGCATCGCCGGACTCAGCCGGATTGCGAAGCTGTACGACAAGAGCGACCAGCGCCGGTATCACGTACCGTGCCCCCATTGCGGCCATTACCAGGCGCTGCAGTGGAGCGGTCTGGTGTGGTCGCCCGACAAGAGCCACGCGTGGTACGCGTGCTGCGAGTGCGGTGTCGCCATCGAGGAACACTTCAAGACCGACATGATTGCCAACGGGCGCTGGGTGGCGGCCAACCCGGATTCGCCGATTCGCGGCTACACCATCAATTGCCTGTACTACCAGTTTGGCCTGGGGCCGCGCTGGTTGGACTTGGTGATGGAGTGGCTGGAGGCGCAGGGCGACCCTGCATCCCTGAAGACGTTCGTGAATGACCGGCTCGCCGAGACGTGGGAAGACCCGTCAATGCGCGCGGTCAAGCACAACGTGATCAAGGATCGCGCGGAGCCGTACGCCCTGCGCTTGGCGCCGCTCGGGGTGCTTGCCATCACCGTTGGGGTCGATACCCAGGATGGTCGCCTTGCGGTCCATACCATTGGCTGGGGGCGTGGCATGACGGCCTGGACCTTGGACTACGTGGAGCTGCAGGGTGATCCTGCAGAGGATGCCGTTTGGATTGCGCTGACGGATCTGCTGAACCGCGCCATCGAGCGAACGGACGGCGCTCTTCTGCGCCCGATGGCGGTCGCTATCGATGCCGGTGGCCACCGTACGGAAGCGGTAAAGAACTTTGTGCGCCAGCGGCGTGTCACCAGACCCATGTGCATTTTCGGCGCCGTGCCGAACAATGCCCCGGTCCTGTCGAAGGGCAAGCTGGCTGACGTGACCTGGAACGGCAAGACGGACAAACGTGGCATCACCATCCACCACGTCGGCACCGTGGCCGCGAAGCACTACCTGTACAGCCGCCTCTCTGCCGATGCGGAGCGCGCCGTCGAGTCGCGCTTGGTGCATTTCAGCGATGAGTTGCCGGATGAATACTTCCCCGGTTTGGTGTCGGAGGTCTACAACCCGGTGAAGAACCGTTTCGAGAAGAGGGTTACACGTAACGAGCCGCTGGACACGTGGGTCTATGCCTATGCCGCCGCCCATCACCCAGAGGTCCGCCTGCATCGCTACACGCGCGCAGACTGGGACGTCCTGGAAGCCCGCCTGCTGCTGACCGTGAACAGCACCGATTCCCGTGAAACAGAGGCAGCGTCGACCGTGGTCGAGGCAAAGAGTGTTTCGCGTGGAACGCAACAGGTCCGACCGCGTAGCAGCGGGCTGGCGCGAGATGGGTGGGCGCTGTGATGGCAAAACGTACCGAGTCGGCCGAAGAGCTGAGGGAGCGCATCCTGGCGGCCATGCGAGCCGACATCGGCATCAGCGAACGGATGGCGCTACCGTTCGTTGAGTCGGTGATGCAATGCTTCGCCGGCGAGCAGCCGTACTTCCCTGCCGCAGTTCGGACCTACCCCCTGGCTGAGATTCGTCGTTCTTTGGAAGCTGGGATTCCCGTGAAACAGGTCATGCGGGACTTTGACGTGTCCAGATCAAAGCTGCACGAGCTGTTCCCTGGCGGGCTCCCGAGAAAGGGAAAACAGGTGCAGTCCACGGTTTCAATGAAAGTGGAGACAAATTAGTTTTCTGCTTCTTTAGAATCAGCAAGTTACGTGGGCCGCTGTCCACGACTTTATTGAGTTCGTGGACAGCGCTATCCGTAGCCTATGTAGTCATGAAGACTGCTCAGGAAATGCTGGATTTCTACATCGACGCGGAGGTCGCCGTCCTTTCGGGCCAGACCGTTCGCATCGGTGATCGCCAGTTGACCCGGGCAGACCTGGCTGAGATCCGTTCCGGTCGAAAGGAGTGGCAGGCTGCGGTCCTGCGTGCAGGCGCGGTCGCCGGGCGGCGGGCGCGCTGGGCCAACGCCGATTTCGGTGGGGTGACCTGATGTCCTCCGCGCAGATCGCCAAGGCTCGACTGGGTGCCGCTCTCGGCGCCGACCGCGCCATCCAGTCGGCCCGTGCCCAGATGGCTCCGGTAATCGCCCGAGCCCATGAGGTCACGCGCCCGTCGCGAAACCGAAAGCTGGCGAGGGATTGGGGCAGCGGCAACACCATCGCCGGCATGGATGCGCGCCAGCTCCGCGATCAGGCCCGCCATCTGGAGCGTGACCTGGATCTGGCGGACAACGCGCTGAACGTCCTGGTGCAGAACACGGTTGGCGCCGGCATCGACGTGCTCTCTGCACCTCGACGTCCTGGGCAGCCGATCAACCGCGAACTGGCACTGCAGCTGGACGACCTCTGGGACGCTTGGTGGGACGCGCCCGAGGCCACCCGGACGCACGATTACGGCATGTGCCAGCAGCTGCTGGCCCGCAGCTGGTTCCGTGATGGTGATGCGTTCTATCAGGATCTGATCGGCACCGTGCCGTACTTCGAGCATGGCACTGCCGTGCCTTATAGCTTCGAGATGCTGGAAGCCGACCTGGTGCCGCTGGACTTCAACGATCCGGCGCGCAACATCCTGCAAGGTGTCGAGCGTAACGCCTGGGGTCGGCCCATCGCGTTCCACGTGTACAAGAGCCATCCTGGTGACCCGATGGGCACTCGGCTGGAAACCAAACGGGTTTCTGCCGACTTCATGCACTGCATCGCGCTGATGAAGCGCCTGCACCAGGTGCGGGGACTTAGCGTGTTCGCGAGCGCCATGTCCAGATTTGAAGACGTGAAGGATTACGAAGAGTCCGAACGTATTGCTGCCAAGGTGGCGGCGTCGATGACGTTCCAGATTAAGAAGGGCAGCGGCGAGCAATACGGCGCGGATCTGGGCGGTCAGGCCATCCTCCAAGACGGTGTTCCGATTCGTGAGCTGCGCCTCGCCCCCGGTGCGATCTTCGATGACCTGTTGCCTGGCGAGTCGATTGAGAGTCTGGGCACTGACCGGCCGAATCCCAACGCCGCCACCTGGCGCAAGGAACAGTTGCGCGCAGCTGCCGGTGGCATCGGCGTGAGCTATTCCAGCCTGTCACTGGACTACAACGGCACCTATTCTGCTCAGCGCCAGGAGTTAGTGGAGAAGTGGGGCAGCTACCTGATGCTGGCCGAACGCTTCATCGCCCTGTGCGTGCGGCCGCAGCGTATGCGTTTCGTGGAGGCCTGCGTGCTTTCGGGGCGCGTGCGCCTCCCTCGTGGCTGGACGCTGCGGGACCTGGCCGCCTCTACGTACGTCCGCCCGGTGATGCCGTGGATTGATCCGTTGAAGGAGGCCTACGCGCGCGGCGAGGCGGAGGACCGCGGCTGGGTGTCGCCGCAGCAGAACACGCTTCAGTACGGCAACAACCCCGCTGAGGTCCTGCGCCAGCGTCAGGACTGGCAGGAACAAACCCAGACCCTTGCGCCGCCGGCGCCCAACACCAGTGCAGAAGCGCGCGCCCAAGTCTTGGGCCAGCTGACGCGCGATCTCTCCAGGAGCGAATGACATGCGTGCACGCCTGTTGGCCAGCGCGATCAAGAACACCATCCGCGCGGACGCGGCCACTGAAGCCGAGCTCGGCCCGGCGCTGTATCAGGTCCGCGCAGAGGCCGATATCGCCGACGTGATGATCTATGGCGCCATCGGTGGCTATCTGTTCGAAGAGTCGGTGTCCGCCGCCGACCTGGTCGAGCGGATCGGCCAGATCACTGCGGGCACCATCCACGTGCGCTTGAACAGTGTCGGTGGTGTCGTTGCCGATGGCATGGCAATCCACAACGCGCTTCAGGCCCATCCGGCGCACAAGATCGTCACCGTGGAAGGGCAGGCCGCATCCATCGCCTCGCTGATCCTGCAGGCCGGCGATGAGCGCCGGGTCTATGCCAGCTCGCTGGTCATGGTTCATGCGCCACGTACCGTGGCTGCGGGCAGCGCTACCGCATTCCGCCAGAACGCAGAGGCGTTGGACGCGCACGCGTCGGCAATGTTGGAGGCCTACGCGGCGCGGTCTGGCCGGCGTGAAGAGATGGAGCGACTGCTTACCGACGACGCCGACCATTGGTTCTCCGGTCCGCAGGCCGTCGATGCCGGTCTGGCCGACCTGGTGGTGGACGCCGACCCCGGTGCCACGGCCATGTGGTCGTCGGCATCGACCGTCGCCATCAGCGGCTATCTGCAGTCGATCGAGGGTGCTGGTGCATCCGTCCTGTCCCAGCTGCGCCGAAGCATTGTCGCCAGCCTCTCTCCGCAAGTATTCGCCTCGCTTCCCGAGGTCAGCCAGTCGGCCGTGATCGGCCATATCGAGGATCCAACCATGAAGAAGCAGTACAGCGCCATCCTCGCGAACGCCGGTCGGCAGATCCCGGCAGTCGCAACCACCGCTGCCACGCCCGTTACCCCGGTTGTCGCCGCGGCTCCCGCTCCCGCGCCGGTTTCGGGTGATCCGGTTCAGGCCGCTCTGGGCGCCCTGCGGGAGCGCAACACCCAGATCCAGGCCATCGCGCAGCCGCACATGGGCAACGCGCAGATCCGTGAATACGTGGATGGCGTGATGGCGCAGGCAGACTCCAACATCACCGCCGATGCGGTGGGCCGCCACATTCTGGCACTGCTGGGCAGCAACGCTGCTCCGCTCAATGGCGGCGCGGCCGTCACCGCTGGCACCGACCAGCGGGATCTGACCCGCTCGGCCATGTCCAATGCGATCCAGGCTCGTGCCGGCTTGGTCCAGGCGACGGACGGTAACGCCTTCCGTGGCATGTCCCTGACGGAGATCGCTCGCGCTTGCGTCCAGCAGGCCGGTGTCGACACCCGTGGGATGGAGCGCCTGGAGGTGGTGGGCATGGCGTTCACCCACAGCAGCTCGGACTTCCCGCAGCTGCTGGGCGACGCCTCGCGCCGGGCGCTGCTGCAGGGCTACCAGGAAGTCGAAGAGACCTTCGACCAGTACACCCGTCCGGTGAATGTGAGCGACTTCAAGCCGACCAACCTGGTGGGTCTGGGCGCCTTCTCTGACCTGGATGTCGTCCCGGAAGGCGGCGAGTACAAGCAGGGCTCGTTCTCCGAGCAGTCGCAGGCCATGAAGATCGTGACCTACGGCAAGCTGTTCACCATCACCCGCCAAGCCATCATCAACGATGAACTGGGCGTGTTCGGCGACGTGCCGCGCAAGATGGGCCAGGCCGCACGCCGTACGATCGCGAAGGCCGTGTTCGATCTGATCAACAGCAACCCCGTCCTGGCAGACGGCAAGCGCCTGTTCCACGCTGACCACAAGAACCTGCTGCCGGCTGCGCTGATCAGCACCGCCAGCGTCGGCGCGATGCAGGCTGCCATGCGCCTGCAGAAAGATGCGGACGGCAATCTCATCCAGGTGCCGATGCGCGGCCTGTTGACGCCGGTGGCGCTGAGCGGCTTGGCAAAGACTGTGCGCACCGCGCAGTTCGCCGTGGGCGCGGGCGTTGGCAGCAACGACCCCAATATCGTTCGCGAGACCTTCGAAGTCTGGGATGACGGCCGTCTGGACGCCAAGGATGCACAGGCCTGGTACGGCATCTCCAACCCCGCCTACGTGGACGGGATCGTGGTGGGCTATCTCGACGGCAACCAGACGCCGTACCTGGAGCAGCACCAGGGCTTCACCGTCGACGGTGTGGCGTGGAAGGTGCGCCTGGATGCGGCACCGGCCATTGCCGACTACCGCGGCATCTACAAGAACCCCGGTAACCCGGCACCCGCTCAGGGCTGATCGCCCGCCATGGAGATCACGGCGATAGCGGCGGTCTCCTGAACCCTTCACGCATCCGGAGAGTTTTTATGAAGAACGCACATCAGGACGGTCGCGTGCTCGACGTGACCCTGGCCGCTGACATCAAGAGTGGTGAGCTGGTCGTACAAGGCAAGCTGGTCGCAGTCGCTGTTACCGATGGCAAGGCCGGCGAGATCATCGCTACGCATGTCGAGGGAGTGTTCGAGCTGCCCAAGCTGCCGGCCGCCGTGTTCGCTGCCGGCACCGCTGTCAACTGGGACACCGAAGCCCAGCACGCGATCGCTGGTGCAGCCGGTGCCGACCAGGTGGCAGACATCGGCTTCGCCGTCTACCCGGCCGAGGCCGGCGCACTGACCGTTTTCGTCCGGCTGACGCCGGGCTCCGCCGCAGCCGGCGCGTAACCGAACAGGCTGGCACCGCTCACATTCGCCCGGGTGGCGTGAGCGGTGCCGGTTCTTCCACAGCGACAACGGGGGATCGCATGGGCACCACCAGCACGCCGCGCGGCGTACGCAACAACAATCCTGGCAACATCGATCGCACCAGCACGCCGTGGCAGGGTGAGGACCGGACCGCTGCGGCTATCGCCCTCGAGCAGCGCTTCTGCGTGTTCCTGACCCCGCAGGCGGGGTTCCGCGCCCTCGCGAAGACCCTGCTCACCTACCAGCGCAAGCACGGCCTGCGCACGGTGAAGGAAATCATCGGGCGCTGGGCCCCGCCGGTGGAAAACAACACCGGTGCCTACGTGCAGCAGGTTGCGGCAGCGGTTGGCGTTGCGCCCTCGGAGGTCATCCGCTTGGACAACGCGGTCACCCTGAGCCGTCTGGCTACTGCTATCGCCAAGCACGAAAACGGCGGTATGTACTGGCGACAGGATGTGATCGACGCCGGCGTTGCCGAGGCGCTGCGCTGATGGTCGGTGGCGGCGTTACCGCCCAAGCGCCTTGGTGGGCGGCCGGAAGCGTCGTCGCTCTCTGGCTGTTCCGGGAGGCGTGGACGGCGTTGCTGGCGCGTCGTAAGGACCGCACCGAAACCGATGCCAACGTGGATCTGCTCAACGGGCTCATTCAGCGCGTGAAGTCGCTGGAAGAGTCGCAGGCTCAGACGACCATGAAGCTCACTGAAGAGATCAAGCTGCGCATGACCGCGCAAGAGCAGGCCCACCGGCTGCGGTTGCGAATCATGTCGCTGGAGGCGGCGATGCGCGGAGTTGGTGCGGTCATCCCCCCCGAAGACCCGGTGGAATCAGCATGATCCGCGCCCTCATCGTCGCCATCCTCCTGCTGCTGGCCGTCGTCGTCTGGCAGCGCGGCTCGGTCTCCATCGCACAACGTGCGGGCGACCAGGCTGCGTCGAGCCGTGACGCCATGGAAGGTGAGCGGGACGCAGCCCGCGCTGAGGCTGATGCCGTGGCCAAAACCCTGAAGTCCGAGCGCGGCAGCGCTGCCGCCGCGAACAACCTGGCTATCCAGTACGAAAAGGAAAAGAACGATGCACAGAAAGCGTCTGATCGCCTCGTCGCTGATCTTCGCGCTGGCAACCAGCGCCTGCACCAGCGTTGGCAAGCATCCGTCGCCACCGCAGAGCTGTCCGCGGCCGCCGCTGCCGCGAGCCAGCCTGATGGTCGAGCCGACGACCGAATCGAAAGTGCGGGCCGAGCTGTTGGCGCCGCCGCCCAGTGCGACGCCCAGGTGAGGGGGCTGCAGGCGTATGCGCTTCTGTGTTCGGGAGGTGCCCGGTGAGCGAGCGGGACTTCCTGCGTCAGATGGATGCAACCATTCATGGTGCGTTGGCAATCGCCGGCATGGTCTCCACCGCGACGGTCAAGTCGGAGAAGACCGGCGTCGTGACTGCGGGCGTACGGATCTACATCGACCGCGATGTGGAGACCATCGGCGATCTGCAGCAGTTCGTCGCGGGTCGGGTCGAGATCGCCTACCTGCGAGCCGATGTCGAGCCGGAGCAGGGAGATCGCGTCGAGGTCGATGGCGAGGCCTTCGTGAACGTGAAGAAGCTCAGTGACGACGGCTCCCGCAGCCGGTGGCTGGTGCGCCGTGGCTGAGCTTGCTGAACCCCTCTCTTGGCAGCTGGTCGAGTTCTTGCGCGATCGCGTGAGGCTGATCCGCACCTCGGCCGGTTTCCGCACCGATATCGGAAGCGGGCTGATCGTGGTGGACGACGATGAGGTGCCCGAGGACCAGTCCGAGCCCGCCACCGTTATCTCGGTCCAGCAGCTCTCGCGGAGTGGCGGTGGTAGCGCCCAGGCCAGCTCCGACGCCGCTATCACCATCGAGTTCGAAGTTCCTCGCGGGAGTGGCCGGGAGAACCCACGGCTGCTGGTTCACCGTGCCAGGCACGACCTGATCCGCGCCCTGACGCTGAACGCCAAGATGCTGCCGATAGGCGTCACCGCCTTCGAACTGCTGACAACCCAGATGGCAACCCTGGAAGACGACGCAGGGCACTCCGCCGTCGTCGCTCAGATCACCGCGCGGGCTGGTCTGACCGAGACTTTCGAGCCCGTCCCCAACCCGAACCCGTAGGAGCAACACCATGGCACAGCCACAAGTCCGCAAGTTCGCAGGAGATCTGCGATTCTGGGAGCACGGCGCGAACGGCGTCCGCATTCCCGTCATCCCCGAGCCGGCCGACAAGTTCGGTAACCAGCCGCTGGAACAGTCGTCGCTGACGTTCAGCTATGAAGCTGGCGACTCGGTGGAGATCAAAAGCAAGCGCCGTGACGCGCGATATCAGCAGATCATCCACAAGGATTCGAATCCCGGCGTTACCAACGTCTCCATCACCGCACTGGAAGTGCCGCCGGCCATCCTGGCCCGTATGTTGTACGGCACCCTGGTGTCCACCAAGATCGATGCCGGCACGGCTCCCGACGTTTCCGTGATCGTGGGCAGCGTCAACGCACCCGTGAAGCTGCCGCACAGCTTCCTGCTGGCCGATACTGCGCCGACCTTCAAGAAGGGCAATGTCGATCTCGTCAAGGACCAGGACTACACCCTTGATCCGCGGCATGGTCTGCTGATCCCGAAGCCCGGCGGCGCACTGCAGGATGGCGATATCGTCGTGGCCAATTACAAGTACGACGCGTACCTGGAAACGGCCATCAGCGGCGGCACCACACCCAGCAAGTCCTTCCTGGTGCTGGGCGACATGCAGGACCGCATCAGCGGCGACGAAGGCCTGCTGACGATCCCGAACGTCGACCTGACCGTGGATGGCGACGTGGACTGGTTCAGTGATGAGCCGATC